GCGCCACGGTGCAGGACGCCCCAGACGGCGCCGCCGGGCCCGATGGGCACGTGCACGTCCGGGTCGACGTGAACAACCTCGGCCGGGGGCAGCGCGCCGAGATCGCGTCGAGCGGCGGATCGGTGCTGCCCAAGCTCAATGTCGGCTACGGGGTGGGCAACACCGAGACCGACGCGATGCCGGGCGGCTTCTGATGTCGGGCACCACCTGGCGCTCGCAGCTGCGCCCCGCGTCCTGGCGCGGCATCCCGTTCAGGTTCAAGGCGCACTCCACCGAGTACGGCCGTCGCCTGGTCGAGTTCGAATACCCGCTGAACGACATCGGCGATCTGCAGGACATGGGCGAGCGGATGGTCCGCTTCACTATGGTGGGCTACGTGCTGGGCGACGACTACGAGGACCAGCTGCGCCAGCTCATCAACGCGAGCCGCGCCTACGACACGCCCGGGACCCTGGTGCATCCCTACCGCGGCAGCCTGCAGGTGCGCTGCGCCGGGATGCGCGTCACCGAGACTAACGACGAAGGCAGGATCGGCCGCTTCGAGTTCAGCTTCATCCAGCAGCCTGTCCAGCCCAGCGGCCCGCGCGTCGACACCGCCGCCGGCGTGCTGTCCCGAATCGCGCGCGTGGTCACTGCCCTGCGTGGCGCCATGGCTATTGGCATGCTGATCGCCCACGATCCGACGTTCCTGCGCAACCTCGCCTTGGGCATGCTGAGCGACTTCGTGGCCGGCGCGATCGGCAACCTGCTCGGCCTGCCCGGAGGCGTGGTGCTGGGTCTGCTGAGCGAGTTCCAGGCGATCGCGCTGCAGATCGACAACCCTTCCGGATTGTCCGACGCGGTGACCGGCAGCTTCGGCGGCTACGCGACCGCCATCGTCTCGGCAAATCCGACCGACACGCCGCAGGCCGCGCTCGACGCCGCGACGGCCGCCGCCACCGGCGCCACGCCCGGCGGCACCACCACGGCCGCAGGCGCTGCCCCTGGCACCGTGGCACCCTACAATGCGGTTGCCCTGACTTCGCCCACCGGCGTGATCACCATCGCCACCCTGCCCACCGGCGATCCCACCTTCGGCCTTACCCCCTATGCCACCACGTGGGGGTCCGGCTACCCGACCCCGGTCGCCACCACTCCGTTGCAGCTTGCCCAAGCCTCGACGGTCGGCGTCCTAGTCGCCCTGGTCCGCGGCGGCGCCACGCTGGCGATCGCCCAGATCTACGCCTCGACCACCTGGGGCAGCGCGCAGGCCTCGGCCGCGGCGCAGGTCTCGCTGCTCGCCCTGATCGACACCCAGGCGCTGACCGCGTCCGCCGCCGGCTACGACGACTTGTGCGAGACATGGCAGCAGCTCTACGCCGCGGTGGTGACCGACATGACCACCCGCGCGCAGCAGCTGCCCACGCTGGGCCCCTACGCGGTGTCGGACAGCCTGCCGTGGCTCGCCTTGGCGCAGCGCCTATACCAGGATGGCACACGTGCCGACGAGCTGGTGCTGCTGAACGACGTGGCGCACCCGCTGTTCATGCCCGCGACCGGCCAGGCGCTCGCGACATGAGCCCGGACGTGCGCACCGACATGGCGCTGACCGCGCGCGGCATGGTCTACTCCGACTGGATCGGCATCAAGTTCGAACGCGGCATCGACCGGCTCTCCTCAAGCTTCGACATCGCGGTGTCCGAGCGATGGGCGGTCAATAACGCCCCCTGGCAGATCCGGCCATTCGACCTGTGCACGCTCAAGATCGGCTCCGACCTGATCCTGACGGGCTTCGCCGACGCCTATCTGCCGGAGTTTTCGGCAAACTCCCACAGCGTGCGCATCGGCGGGCGCAGCAAGACCGAGGACCTGGTCGACTGCATGACCGAGCTCGACGGCAGCCAGTTCACCGGCTACCGGCTCGACCAGATCGCCCGCGCGGTGTGCAAGCCGTTCGGGATCGACGTAGTGGTCAAGGCCAGCGTCGGCGAGGCGTTCCCCGACGCCACGATCGAGGACTGCGAGACCGCGTTTCGTTACCTCGAGCGCCTCGGCCGGCTGCGCGGCGTGCTGCTGTCCGATGATGCGCAGGGCCGCCTGGTGCTTACCACCGCCGGCAGCGAGCGCGCGAAAGACTCGTTGGTGCAGGGCCAGAACATCCTGCGCGCCAAGGCCCAACTGAGCGCGCACCATCGCTACTCGCGCTACATCGTGCACAGTCAAAACCCGATCGACACGTATGGCGAGGAGCAGGTCGAGACGCAGGGCAAGGCGATCGCGCTCGACCCCGCCGTGCCGCGCTACCGGCCCCACATCAGCCATGCCGAATCGCTGCTCGACCAGGCGGGCATGGAGGCGCGCGCGAAGTGGCAGGCGGCCTACGCGGGCGGGCGCTCCGTCGAAGCTGAGATCACCGTGCGCGGCTGGCGCCAGTCGGACGGCACGCTGTGGCGGGAGAACCTGCTGGTGCCAGTATTCAGCCCGTTCCTGGAGATCGACCGGGAGTTGCTGATCTCCAAGGTGGCCTACCTGTGCGACAATGAGGGAGGCGTGCGCACCACCCTGACCGTCGGGCCCGCCGAAGGCTTCACGCCGGACCCGGGCGAGGTCCGCTTGCGCAAGAACCGCGGCGAGGACGCGAGCTGGAACGGCGTGATCCCGATCGCGACCAACGAGGCCGCGCTGTCCGCCGCGCAGGCGCCCGGCACCACCGTCAACCTCACACCACCTCCGGCCGCAGCATGATGCACGCCCTCGCCGGCAAACTCCGGTCCGTGGTCACCCGTGGCAAGGTGGTGCTTACCAGCTACAGCAAGTCCGGCGGCCGGGTGATGCTCCAGGTCACCGGCAAGGCGGGGGCGACCTACAACAACGTCGAGCTGCTCGCCCCGGGTGGCCTGTCCTCGCGTCCCGGCGTCGGCGCCGACGTGCTGATCCTCTCCATCGGCGGCAACATGGATCACAAGATTGCCATCGCCGACGACGACACTGCCTGCCGCATCCCCGACCTGGCGCAGGACGAGAAGGGTATCCGGGACAAGCGCGGCCAGCAGATCGTGCTGCGCGTCGACCACTTGGAGATCCGCACCACGCTGCCGGTCCGTATCTACGCGCCATCGGTCGCGGTCTCGATCAGCGGCGGCGGGCTGCAGCGCTTCGTGGTCGAGGCGTTCCAGGCGCTGTTCAACGAGCACACCCACCTCGATCCGCAGGGCGGAAACACCAACCCACCCACCCAGCAGATGACGCAGGCGCACCTATCTGGGAACGGCACATGACCGGGGATAATTTGCGGGAAACGCAAATTACTAGAACTACCTTAGAGCCGATTGCATTCCCGACTATGCGTATCGTTTACACGGGCTGGACTTACCGCACGCGACACGTCTCGGCGGATGCCCTGGTGCGTTACGACGCGATGCGTGCGGCAGGGGTGCTCAAAGGCAGACCGTGGTGGCGCGGAATGAGCAGGAGGTGGAGGAAGCTGTGAGCGACGCCATGCCGACACCAACGACCATAGAGCGGATAGATTAGATGGACCTCGCGCTGGCCTTCTCGGTGGAGAGCGACACCTGCGACTTCGTGCAGCTCGCCAACGGCGACCTAGCTCTCGACGACGGGCTCTACACTGCGGTTCTGGTGTCGCTGCTGACCGATGCGGCGGCGTTGCCCGACGACGTGATCCCGGACCGCACCACCAACCGGCGCGGCACATGGATGGACATCCCATTGGCATCTGCAAGCATCAGCAAGACGAAACGCCCGCTCGGATCGCGTCTGTGGCAGCTTGACCGCGCAAAGGCGACGCAGGAGACAAGATTACGCGCGCAGGAATACGCGACAGAGGCGCTGCAATGGATGATAGATGACAATCTATGCCAGAAAATTACAGCCGTAGCCACGTTCTTGACCTATAACCAGATAGTCTTATCTGTCACTCTGACGCGCCAGATAGTCGGAGGACAGCCCGTCTCCACCACCTATGATCGCGTCTGGACGGCCACACTGGCCGCTTAGCGGGATGTTGTATGCCCTGGTCGACGCCCACCCTCGCAGAGCAGCGCCAGCGAGCCCGCGCGTTCTTCGCAGGGCGATTCCCGACTGCGGCCGCCTTGTTGCAGAGCCAGCGCCCGTCGACCCTCGGCGTCGCCGCGGACGAGGCGGCCAGCCTCGCGCAGGGCGAGCTGGAATACCTGCGCTGGCAGGTCAACGCCGTGCTGATGCCCGACACCTGCGAGGGGGCCTACCTCTACCGCCGCGCCAAGGTCTACGGCCTCACGCCTGAGCCGCCGGTTGCCGCGGCCGGCCCGATGCTGTTCAGCAGCACGAACGGCGAAACCCTGCCGGCCGGATCGCTGGTCTCCTCGGACAGCAGCGCGGTCTACGCGACAGTCGCGGACTGCGCGATCCCTGCCGGTGGGTCCGCCGTGGCGCAGGTGGTGGCGCAGCAGGGCTCGTCCGGCTCGGGCGGCAACCTGGTGGCCGGCGCCTCGGTATCGCTGGTCACCGCAGTGCCCGGAATCAACGCTACCGGGGTGGTGCAGTCGCCGGGCCTGACTGGCGGTGTCGACCTCGAGAGCGAGGACGCCTTCCGCGCGCGCTACCTGGCCCGTATCCGCCGGCCGCCGCAGGGCGGGGACGCGACCGATTACGTGGCCTGGGTGCAGCAGTCGGGCGTCGGCACCACGCGGGTCTGGAGCCTGCCGCTGAACCGCGGGCCCGGCACCTGCGACGTCATCTGCATGATCGACAGCCGCGCGAACCCGATCCCGACCGCCACCGACATCGCCGAGATTCAGGCATACCTCTCGCCGCTGCGCCCAGTGACAGGCGACTGCATCATCTTCGCGCCGACCCCCGACCCGTTCGCGGTCACGATCCGCAACCTGACCATCGGTTCCGGGAGCGCCGTGGCCGTGGTGCGGGCGTCGATCAACGCCGCGATCGCCGACATGCTGCTGCGCGACGCGACGCCGCCCGGCGCTTACGGTGTCGCCTTCCCCGGGGTCGAGCAGCTGTCACGTCTAGTCGCCGCGATCCAGGGCGCACCCGGCGTCGTCTATTTCGATCTGGTCTCGCCCACGGCGGACGTCACTCACGCGAGCGGCCACATCGCCGTCGCCGCTCCGGCGATCTTCCAGTGAGCGGCATCGCTTCCTACGGCCTCGAGGAGTTCTCGCACGCAACCTACGGGCTGCTGCCGAATGGCCGCGCCTGGAACCGCGACCGCGGCTCGCTGCAAGGCGCGTTCTGGGGTGCCCACGCCGACATCCAGGCCGACGTGCACGCGCGCGCCGCGGAGCTGAGTGAGATCGAGTCCGACGAGGCCCAGACCACAGAACTGCTGCCGGACTTCGAGCGGGCATACGGGCTACCCGACCCGTGCCTGCCGCTGGGTGCCACGTTGCAGCAGCGCCGCGGCGCTCTGGTCGCGCGGATCATCCAGGGTGGCGGGCAGAGCCGCGGCTACTTTATTGCGGTGGCGGCAGCGCTCGGCTTCACCATCACGATCGACGAGTTCACGCCGATGCGCGCAGGCCTGATGCAGGCCGGAGACCGATGCCGCGGGTCGGCCTGGCGCTTCGTCTGGCAGGTCAACGTGCTGGGCTCTGGATCTGTCACGCGCTTTCGCGCCGGCGCGTCGGCGGCGGGCGAGAAGCTGACCACCATCGAGAACACGTCGATCGCCTGTGTGCTAAACCGGATCAAGCCGGCGCACACGCTGATCCTGTTCAACTATGTCCCGAGCTGAGGCCCGCCGATGTATCTGATCGACTCCGCCAATGCCGTCGCCCAGCCGCCCGCGCCGAAAGCTGCCGGCGCATTCGCCGGGTGGTTCCAGGACGAGAACCCGACCAACGGCACCGGCGGGACCGTGGTCGAAGACGACTGGCTGAACATGGTGCAGGGCGAGCTCTACACGATCCTGCAAGCAGCCGGCGTCAAGTGCGACCAGACCAAAACCTTGCGCAACCAGGTGCGTGCCTCGCTGGGCATTCTGTTCGGCGGCGGCGGCTCGGTTACGGGCAACGGCTGGCAGCAGCTCCCCGGCGGCCTGATCGTCCAGTGGATCAACAACAAGACCAGCACCGGAAACCAGGACTCTTTCGTTTTCCCGACGGCGTTCCCGAACAACCTTTTTTCGGCAACGGTATGCGAGGAGAACGCCGCCGGGTGGGGGAGCGACGCCCATGCGACGGTCTACGGCACCACCCGATACATCACCAATCCGCTCGCCGTGATCTCGGTCAGCACGGTGCTTCTGCCGGGTACCAACGGTGGGACTGCCATATATAGCTCCGCCAATTTTAACCTCATTGCGCTAGGGAACTGACTCATGCGCTACGCCACGATCGACACCCACGGCGCCCTGACCGGTTTCTACGACGACGTGCTGCACCCAGTGATCCCGGACGGCGCGGTGCAGCTCAGCGACGTGCAGTACGAGCAGTGGCTGCTGGCCCAGGGGGCGATGCGCTGGACAGGCGGAGGCCTGACTGCGGCTCCGGTGCCACCCCCACCTCCAGCACCACCCCCGCCGACGCTGGCCGACCTCCAGGCGCAAATGAGCGCGATCTCCGTGCAAATCACGGCGATGCAGGCCGCCACCCCCGCCAAGCCCTGAGCTGACCGAACGGAGCGCCCCGATGAACAAGACGATCATCCCGAACAGCAACGTCCAGATCGCGGGCGGAGGCGGCACCTACACCGTGCACGCGGGCCAGGCGATCTCGCTGCCGGGCGTGATCGCGGACCAGCTCGTCACGCTTGGGCTGGCCACCTACGCGTCGGCAGGCTCGACCACGGGCACGGTTGCCAGCAGCACCGGCACCAGCTCTGGCTTGTCGCAGGGCGCGTTCCTGAACGGCTACAGCATCGTCAACGGCTCGGTGGTGTTCACGGCCAGCGACGGCTCGACCCTGGCCCCGCTGGGGCTGTCCGGCGTTGCGCTGACCCCGGCGCAGACCGCGCAAATCTCCGGCGCGCTCCAGGCGGCGCAGGTGCTGGACTCGGCCGGCCACATCGCGCTGCCGGTCGACGGCGCGCTGGACAGCGCCACCATCGGCACCACGACTGCGGCGCAGGTGCTGGCGCAGCTCGTCGCGGACACGTCGGCCGTCAGCTCGCATGCTGCCCAGCTCGGCGCCTTGGCGACCGGCATGACCGCAGCGCAGGCGGCGGCGGCAAATGCCGCATCGGCGGCAAGCAGTGCCACCACCATGGCGACCTCGCTGGGCACCAGCCTTTCCGCGCTCGGCACCCTGACCGCGTCCGACCACGGCGCCATCACCTCGCTCGGCACGATGAGCGACACGGCGCAGAACGAGTTGACTGGTCTGCTGACGGGCACTTTCAGCGCGCTGTCCGGCCTGCCGACGCTCTCCGGCAGCACCATCTCGTTCCCGCACGCCAACGGCACCACCAGCTCGCTGATCCTGCCCGCGTCGACCGGCACGCTCGCGGTCCCGGCCAGCGCGCCTGCGCTGTATTCGGACTCGTCCGGCGTGCTGCACCCGGTGGCCTTCGTCGCCACCCACATCGTCTCCAGCACCGGCACCGTCGACCTGGCGCCTGCGGTCGTGACGGCGCTGGGCGGGGTCATCACCGGCAGCAGCACCAACGGCAGCGTCACCACAGTGGCGCTGGCGAACGGCTCCAGCCTGGTCATCACCGCGCCGCAGGGCGCAGCCGGCGCGGCGTCTACCACACCGGGCCCGGCCGGTCCTGCGGGTGCGGCGTCGACGGTGGCGGGGCCTGCGGGACCCGCCGGCTCGCTGGCGGCCGGCAGCCTCATCAACCCTGCCCGCGAGAGCGTAGCATTCGGCGGTCCCGCCCGGCTGGTGTCCGACATTGTGGCGGACAGCTTCACGCCGGAGGAGTGGGGCGCTACCGCGGATGGGCGGTCCATCCAGACCGTGCTCGGCGCTGCCACCCGCTATGCCGTGATGGCGTACACCAACGACGCGGGCGCGCAGCCCTATGCCCCGTTCGGCAAGTTCGTCAGCACCCAGCAGGACGACTACCCGTTCTGGGCAGGCAACCCCTCGCCGTCGAACGCCACTGGCGGTAATACATGGAACCTCGCGACCACGCTTACTACGACGGGCGCGGGCTTCGCGTCGCCAGTCATTTGCAACGAGGATCAGGTCTACTTCTATATCCCGCTCGACAATGGGTATTACTATACCAACGCCAACGGCAATCAGCAGATCAACGACCACAACAACCTGTACCAGTTCTTCCACCAGGGAATGACCATCTCGGGCGGCGGGCTGGCGGCGGGCACGACGATCATCTCGACGATGCCGCGCACCCTGCGCATCAGCCCGCAGCCCGCAGGGTTCACTCTGGCCTCGGGCAGCGTCCTTACCGTCTGCCCGGACATGGGGCAGTTCACGGTCGGCAAGCAGGTGTTCAGCCCGCAAGGGCTGGTGCCGCTGAGCAACATCACAGCTGTGTCCGGCACGACGATCACGTTGGGCACCGCCACGGTTTCCGGCACGGCGTCAGCCCCGGCCAGCGTGGCGGTCGCGCAGGGCAACGCCTTTTTGGGCACGGGCGTGCCGATCAACCAGTGCTGCTACGTCTACACCCCCGTCCCGGAGGCTAACGTCTGCGGGCAGACCAGCATGGACACGCTGGCGTTCTGGGCGGCGGATCAGTACACCGGGGCGAACGGTGCCCGCGACATGCTGCTCGGGCACCGGAACTACCAGGTCAGCGGCCCGGTCTACATGACGGGCGGCAACCTCTCCATGATCGGGCGAGGCAACAACAAGACCGTCATCTACTCCAACAACCAGGTGCAGGGCAGCGGCCTTGCATCGGTGTTCAAGTTCTATCCCAAGCCCGGCGCGTCGATCACCATTGAGCAGATCGGTATCGGCTTCTACAATGGAAAGTATCGCACGTTCTGGGACTATGATGGGTGTGGCTTCGTGCCTGCCGGGCCGTATGACGGGACCACCAACGTCAACGCCTACTCGCTTAACCAGATCAACACCGCGTCCATTACCATACGCGGATGCAGCTTCCAGACAAATTACTCGGGCGGGTTCGGTTGCCTGGAAATGGCTCGCTACGAGGGTGTCGGCTACTCGTTCTACGATAACAACACGTGCGTCGGCGCGAATGTCCCGGGCGCCAGGGCTCTCAGGTTTGGGCGCGGCGTCAACATCGAGATCAGGCATAACCTGATTTACTATTGTGACATTCCGATTGAACAGGATAACTACTACGAGCACCCGATTGTCGAATACACTCTGTTGCAGAACTGCGGGTGCTGCTACACAAACCGCCGTGCGAGCCAGTTTTCCTTTTCCTCGCTGTTCTTTGCCGAGTTTAAAGGTGGTGATTATTTCTGCTCGCAGACGCCATACGACATCCGAGACGCGAACAACTTCTTCATTACCGATTACAATGGTCCGGGCGGTGCGAACAACGGTCCGTCCATTTTGCTAAGCGGCTGTCTTGTAGGCAGGGCCGGCGGCTACGTGCTCGGCGGCGGTAGCACCAAGGCCGCGATCCAGCTCGGCAACTCCGTCCGCGACGGCGTGGCCACGGGCTGCGGTGCCATCCGGGTGATTGACTTTGCGTCTGACAACACTGTCACCACACTGCTGATCGACGCCGGGTGCAATTCGATCACCTATGGAAACATCAGCCACGGGAACAGCCTGACCGCCGCCGTCACCGACAACAGCGGCGGCGCGATCAACCTAGGGGGCGGCGGCAGCGCCAGCCTGCCGGCCGACTACGCCGATCCGGCGGCGACGTTCTTCTTCGGGCAGGTCCCGCAGCAGAACGTTGGCACGGTCCAGACTATCGTGGCGTGTAACTCGGCCGGAAGCTTCCCCTTCTGGAACGGCTCGACCAACCTGTACACGACGCCGCTGAACGGGTTCTACGAGATGGAAGCGGAGATCATCTTCGCCGACACCGGCACTGCCGCCGTCACCACCACGCCAGCCTATAACGCGGCCCCTCCGACCGGGACGCGCTACCTGGGGGTGTTCCTGGCCAACGGAGGCACGTTGGTATCCGTGCCGTCCACCACGTCGCCCAAAAGTTCGTCCGGCCGCTATCGGTGGATCGCCTATGCGCCCTCGGGCACGACCCTCGGCTTCGCCATGCTGGGCGACGTGGCGGGGCTGATCGTCAACGGCGTGGTCTCCTTCTGCTGCATCGAGAAGACATCGTGATGCGGGTGTTTCTTGCAGGCGCGGCAGTCCTCGCCATGCTCGCCTTGCCGGCGCTCGCGCAGAGCCCGAGCAGCCACAATTCGGGCTACTTCCCCGGCGGCACGGGCCTCGCGGCGGCGAACGGCGATCTGGTGACGCTGGGCACGGGCCTGACGCTGTCCGGCGGCACCCTGACGGCGGCCGGCGGCACGGGCGGGTCCGCGGTGCGGGCAGGGCAGTATGAACTTGAGACGCCCGGCGCGCAGCCGCTCACCACCGCGCCCTATTACCTGTCGATCTACCTGCCGCTGCCCGGAACGCTCCAGGACGCGCGCGGCGGGGCTCAGCTCGTCTGGCGCGAACCTCCAATACACCGTCCACCTCGTGCACGCGGGCGTGGACAGCGTCGTGGCGGGGCTGAGCGCGGTGGGTGTATGCGACGGCGAGTCCACCTGCGCCGCCGGCACCACCGCGACCTACGCCGCGCCGCTTCTGACCTCCGCGACGGGGGCGAACACGTACGTGGCAGGCGATCAGCTCTATGTCAGCTTCTCAGCCGTGGGTGGGACCTTCACCAACTTCAATCTCCACGTTGATGTGACGCAGTAATGGCGTTCGTGTTCTACAACACCGCAGGCGGTCTGGTGGATGAGACGTGCTGGGGGGATAACACCGGCGCGACCTACACCATCGGGTGCTTCGTCTACAACCTCGGAAAAGCGCCATACCCGAGCAATTACTCGTTCTTGGCGTCCTTGAACAACCCGAGTGGCAGCAACGGGTCGTGCGAAGGGCTGTTGCTGGTCGCGGACAGCAACGGCCCGATTATCCGTCTGTCGTCGTCGGGCATCAGCGGCAAGACGGAGTGGGACAGCGACTATCACACCAGCAATCTCACGGCGGCGCAGTTGCAAAAGGTGCACCTCTGCGCTTGCCTGTCCAAGAACCAGCGCCAACTCTACATTGACGGAAAGCTGATCGCGACCGATACCCGGGTGCAGACCGACAAGCAGTATTTCACCACCCTGATGATCGGGTATGGTGGCAAGTCGCCGGTCAGTGCGGCGCTGGTGCAGCTTCTTTCGGGATACGGTTCCCAGGCAGACGCGACCATGATGGCGACGGGCGTGGACGTGCGGGACCTAGCGTTGGCGAGCGGGTTCCGGTTGAGCCCGACGCGGCAGTTCCTACGGCAGAACAACTTGCTGGAGGACACCGGGCTGTTCAACGGTTTTACTCTCAACTCCACAGGGCAGAACCAGAAGAAACTGGAACTCGACGTGCCGCCATCCTCTGGGGTCGCGACGTTTGACAGCAACTTGGCACCGATGACGGCGTGGTCGGGCAAGGGGGCGGTCGCGGCGCCGCAGAGCATCGTCCAGACCTGAGAGGCGGGCCGCCGGACCGGGGCCAACCGTCCCGATGACCCTGACCACCGTTACGCGAACACCGATGGCTGGAGCCAACCGTAATGACATACCACCGCCCGGGGATAGGCCCATGCGCCGTGACCCGCCGGCTGCCCTCAGTACATCGCCCTGCTATGGGAGCGCGCCATGCTCGTTAGAATCGGCGCCGCGGTCCGCAGGTGGTGGCAGAGGCCGTACTGGTTCCCGGAAATGTGGTCTGCTCTCGTGCTGATAGGATTTTCGGTTTGGTCCATTGCGGCGCCGATCCCGCTTGCCGACATTCCCAGCTTTCACGAGGCGACGCGGCTCATGTCGCAAGGCGGGTGGGAGTACACGACGGGCACCGTTGGTGCGCTCCAGTTCGGCGCGCTCTTGATGGATCGCCGCTGGCTGCGTGGGGCAGCAGCGGCAGTGGCCACATGGCTTACGGGAGTGATTTCGCTCGGGGCCGTGCTGTCGTTCTCCTCGCCGATCGACGTGTTCCCGCTGGGGTTTTTGGGGATCAACATTTTTGCGGTGCTGCGCGCGGTCGGGAATGCACGCTGATGTCCGGCAGCAACGATTGGCCGCCATGGCTGCTTGCCATGCTCGCGGCGGTGCCGGCCGGTGCGGCGACCCTTGGACCCAAGCTATGGAGCATGACCCGCGAGTGGCGTGGCGACACCCGCACCGCTCGAACCACGGCAGAGGACATCGGATTGAAAGAACGCGTGCAGCTTGCGGCCGAACGCGATGCGGCGTTCGGCCGGTCGGACGCGGAGCTGGAGCGGCTGGTGAAGGCGCTTGCCGAAGCCCGGCAGGACGCCGCCACGCAGATGACCTCGGGCCAGCGTTGGTATGCCATCGCCCGCGCGTGGTGGTCGCGCGCCTGGGACAAGCTGGGCATGGCGAGGCGGCTACGCGACGACGTGATTGAAGCGCGCGAGGGCTGGGCAAACGACCGTCGCGGGTGGTTTGAGGCGGACCCGGCCGGCGCATCTGCGGCGCGGAGGCCAGAGTGGATGGGGCCGCCGCCTGAGTTTGCGACCGCGGAGCAGCCGCCGATCTCCGATCCGCCGGAACTGGAAGGGCTTGTGCCATGACAGTCGCCAACTTCCCCTCTGCTCTTGCCTTC